TAGGAAGGAGGCACGTGATCCAATCTTATGACACCGCGTTTATGAAGAAAGAAACCGCTGACTACAGCGCCATTACAACATGGGGCGTATTTAGACCAAGCGAGGACGATGGACCGAGGCTTATTCTTCTTGACGTAGTTAAAGATAGATACGAGTTTCCAGAGCTAAGACGAATAGCAAAAGAGCAATACGACTACTGGAAGCCAGAAACGGTGATCGTGGAAGCAAAAGCGTCAGGACTGCCATTAACCTACGAAATGCGTAAATTGGGCATACCGGTTATTAACTTTACACCAAGCAAGGGAAATGATAAACATACTAGAGTAAACTCAGTTGCTCCGTTATTTGAGTCAGGCATGATTTATTATCCGGACCGTAAGTTTACTGAAGAGATGATTGAGGAGTGCGCTGCATTCCCACTAGGCGAACACGATGACTTAGTGGATAGCATGACTCAAGCAGTAATGAGATTTAGGCAAGGTGGCTTTATAGAGCATCCAGAAGACTACGAGGATGAAGAGTTACCACAACAGCAAAGGACGTATTATTAATGTTTAAGAAGGGTAAAACAGGTCTAGATTATCTAAGAGATCTATTCGGTTTTGGAAAGAAAGCTGATGTGCCGGCAACAACCACTAAAGAAACTGGAACAGTTAAAGATATTTTGTCAAAGTATGATGAAACAACACAACCTGGTCAGTTTAAAAAACAAGGCGAAATAATAGACGAAGAAGGTACTCCGGTAGTTAAAGAATACAGCTACAACCCAGAGTCTTTTACAGACACACAAAAGCGAACGGGTGTAGGCAGCTTTTCAGATGATGCGCTAAGAGAACAATACATGGATAGTGTTGACTCAGAAATAATGTCTTTTGATGAATATGTTATTCAACAACGTGGCATAACTCCAGAACAATTAGAAGCGGAACGATTAGCAAGAGCTAAACCAGTAGGTGAGACTCCAAAAGGTACAAGCACAGGGAGCAGACCTACGGTTGAAAACTTTATTGAAAGAGTAAAACTAAGTTCACCATTTATAAGAACAGAAGAACAGATTAAACAAGCGATTGTTAATATAGCCAACCAAGGTTATGAAGCAGGTAGTCCAAAACTAATGTCGATTGATGATACTGCAAGGATAAATGCTTTTCTTGATAATAAGCTCATGTACAACACAAGAGACATGGAAGACTTTATTGATGAGTTTTTTGAAGAACTAAAAGAGATGGGAATATCAGAAAGCACAGCTAGTGCTAACAATCGGATTGAGTCACTTTTAATGAAAACACTAGATGAAGAACAAAGTAAACTTTTAGAGGCAGCAGCAAAAACAAACAAAGAAGTTGCTTTAAGAGCTGAAGAATCACTTGCTGCTATAAAAATGCTTGAAGATATGGGCATAGATACAAGCAGTCTTAATAAAGATATTTTTCTTTCTCCACCTACGACACAGGACTCAACCGGTGTTAAACAGTTTGCGGATGAATCACAAAAACTTTTTGACCTTTTCCAAAAAGAGATAGGCAGTGCAAGAGGGTTATCAACAGCAGACATGGGCAAATCACTTGAATCTATAAATGCACAAGCATCAGCTGATCAAGCTTTAGCAGATCAGTTAATGAATGAAGTTGTGCAAAAAGCTGAAATGGGTCAATACAGTTCTCGTAAGGAAGCACAAAAAGCGCTTGCAGAAATAAAAGAAAAGTTCGACAAAATACCACAAGCAAAAGAAGACGCTATAAAGTCAGGAGTTTATGTATCACCTTTTGAAACAAAAAGAACACTAAATGCAAAAGGCGGTCGTATTGGTTTTGCAGATGGTGACTTTGTTGCACCAGAAGATATCATAACAAGACCAGCAGATAATGAAAATAGAATAGCTGAGTACATGGCAAAAATAGAATCAGGTGAATTAGTTTATGATCCTGAAACGAAACAATTCATACCTGCTCCAAAAAAGAGAAGAAGACAAAACACTAGACCTGCTGACAACGAAGAATACATGTCTGACCTGATGTATAGAATAAAGATGAACGAGATGTATGGTAAAAAAGACGGTGGTCGTATTGGTTTAAAAGATGGCGGCGGACCAAAAATGGGTCGACGTGGATTTTTAGGATTACTAGGAGCAGGTGCTGCAAGTTTAATGTTGCCATTTGGAAAAATAGCATCGAAAGCACCAGTGGGTGCTGTAACACAAGCAGTACAAAAAGTTCCAGGAATGCCAGAGTGGTTTCCGTTATTAGTTAATAGAATTAGAACTAAAGGCAAAGTTAAAAGAGAACCAGGCTATGCAGAATATACCGGTGGGGGTGATCTTGAAAAAGTATACGAATTAGATGGTTACACATTGTATGAAGACATGGGCACAGGTAGAATTACAGTAAGTGGTAGGGGTAATGATTACCAACAAGTTTCTATGGAATATTCGCCAGGAGAAACACAAATTGTAAGTAAAAAAGATCCTATAACAGGCGAAATGAAGCGAGGCTCAGTAACAAACAAACCAACGTTTGAAGCAGGTGAGTTTTCAAAAGGAGAGTACCAAGATTTTGAAAATGTTGGTGTTGATTATGATGATCTAAAAGGAGATGTTTCTAACTGGGAAAAATTTGCAACAGGTGGTAGAAAACTAACAGTAAAAGAAGCAGACAAAGGAATTGACGACTTTATAGAAAAATTCACAAACCCGACTATAGTAGATGATATGGCTAAAGGTGGTAGAGTAGGGATGGCGCAAGGCGGCATAGCATCTAAATTTAAGGAGAGAGTAAGTTATGGTAATTGATAAAAAAACATTGAATGTTCCAAGACCAAGACGTTCATTTCAAATAAAAGGACCACAAGCAGGCGCGCAAGCTGCAACAGAAATGTTGCAACAACAAGCGAATACAAAACCACCTGTTGAAATCACACAAGACGAAGATGGTGGTGCAACGATTGATTTTGATCCACAAGCATTAAATGCAACACTAGGACCACAAGGTCACAATGAAAATTTAATTAATTTAATGGATCCAGATGACACTGAAGCATTAGCTAGTGATTTATTAGAAGTTTACGAAGACTGTAAAGCGTCAAGACAAGATTGGGAAAACACATACACAAAAGGTATGGACCTTCTTGGTTTTAAATATGAGGACAGAGCAGAACCATTTAGAGGTGCAAGTGGCGCAACACACCCGGTGCTTGCAGAAGCTGTAACACAATTCCAGGCGCTCGCTTATAAAGAATTGCTTCCTGCAGACGGACCCGTAAGAGCACAGATTGTTGGTGCGGTTACACCAGAAAGAGAACAACAAGCTGATCGTGTAAAAGATTTTATGAATTATCAAATTATGGTTGAGATGAAAGAATACGAACCAGAGTTTGATCAAATGTTATTTAACTTACCACTATCCGGTTCTACATTTAAAAAAGTTTACTACGATCAGTTACTAGGTCGTTGTGTATCTAAATTTGTACCAGCAGAAGATTTATACGTTCCATACACTGCAACAAGTTTAGATGATACAGAAACAATAATTCACAAAATAAAAATGAAAGGCAATGATTTATTAAAACAACAATTGTCTGGTTTTTATGCTGATGTTGCTGTTGAAGAAGATGCTAACGCTAGTGAAATAACAGACAAAAAAGATGAGCTAGGTGGTGTAGATCCACACAGCGATGAAATTTATAATGTTTTAGAATTCCACACACTTTTAGATTTACCTGGGTTTGAAGAGCTAGATGAGATGCAAGAACCAACTGGGTTAAAGATTCCATACATAGTTTCTATTGATGAAGGCTCAGGAAAAGTTTTAGCTGTCAGAAGAAACTATGACATGCAAGATCCAAATAAAAAAAGAAAAGAATATTTTGTACACTTTAAATTTTTACCAGGACTCGGATTTTATGGGTTCGGCTTAATTCACATGATCGGCGGATTGTCTAGAACTGCAACTGCAGCACTTAGACAATTACTAGACGCCGGCACCTTGTCTAATTTACCAGCCGGATTTAAGATGCGAGGCATTAGAGTACGTGATGAAGCTCAACCGTTGCAGCCGGGAGAGTTCCGTGACGTCGATGCACCTGGTGGAAACTTAAGTGATGCATTTATGCCTTTACCGTTCAAAGGCCCTAACGCAACGTTGCTACAGCTTATGGATTTTGTGGTTCAATCTGGGCAACGTTTTGCGAGCATAGCTGATATGCAAGTGGGTGATGGAAACCAGAGTGCAGCTGTTGGAACTACAGTTGCATTATTGGAGCGTGGATCAAGGGTTATGTCTGCAATACACAAAAGATTATACGCATCTATGAAATGTGAGTTTATGTTAATGGCTGATGCTTTTGCAACTTACTTACCACCTGTTTATCCATACGATATTATTGGTGCTAAAAAAGAAGTTAAACAAGCAGACTTTAATGAGAGAATAGATATCATTCCTGTAGCTGATCCAAACATCTTCTCACAAACACAAAGAATTACAGTTGCACAAAGTGCATTGCAGTTAGCAATGTCAAATCCAAAAATGCACAACCTGTATGAAGCGTATAGAGGTATGTACGAAGCGTTAGGTATAAAAAATGTAAATGTTATTTTACCACCACCGAAAAAACCACAAGCTATGGACCCTGCTATGGAGAACATTATGGCAATGTCTGGAAAACCGTTCAAAGCGTTCCCAGGACAAGACCACCAAGCACACATGGACGCTCATTTGACGTTTATGGGCACGTTTATGGCAAGAAACAACCCTCAAGCACTGGCTTTATTGTCAAAAAACTGCATGGAACACATTGCATTGATGGCTCAAGAGCAAGTTCAACTAGAATTCCAAGAAGAAATTGCACAAATTCAGCAATTAACACAAAATATGCAACTAATGGGTGCACAAATGGGTGGTATGGGTGGTATGAATGCTCAAAATCCGCAAATTATGCAAGTTCAACAACAAATTAAGCAAGAAACTGACCGAATTGAGGCTAGAAAAGCACAATTAATCGCACAATTGACTACTGACTACCTAGAAGAAGAGAAAAAAGTGTTAAATCAGCTTGATAATGACCCATTACTAAAATTGAAGTCTGATGAAGTACAATTAAGGGCTCAAGACCAACAAAGAAAAGAAAAAGAAGGCGAAGAAAAGGCCAATATGGAGACTCTAAAACTAATTAGAGGCGGTCAAGAGTTTGATGCTAAATTACAGCAAGACGACGAACATGCTAAACTTAGAGCGTCTATTTCACTTGCAAAAGATGGCATAAAACAGATGAAAGCAACAGTTATCGAGGATAAATAATGTCCTACAGAAGCAGTGGTGAATTTGGAGAGTCAAAAAATCAAGGTAGTATCGGAGCCGGAGGTTCTGCTGGTGGCCAAAAAGGTGCTGGTGGAAATAAAAAAGAAGCCGAAAAGATTGAATTAGATAGAGCATACAGAGAAACTGACGAATATGGTGGCGTTGTTATGGGCGCTGGTCTACCACTAAAAGACAAAAAGGGTAATTTTGTTGGATATGGTTTAGGACCGATAAGTAATAGAGATCCAGGAGAATTAGGGACGGAAGGAGTCCCTGATTATGACGCATATCAAAAAAATCAACTAAAAAATTTAGCTAGTACATTTGATTTAAAAAACCCAATACAAAAAAGTTTGTATGATTCTATAAAAACCAAACTAACCAGCGTTCGTCCAGAAACAGTTACAAAACAACAGATGGAAGCATTTGCTAGGCAAATGGGAACAACTTTAGATGGTTTACAAGATAGATACAAACCAGAAGCAATTAGGGGAATGGCGGCATATGGATTAAATAAAACCTCACTTGCGAATCAAACAAAAGGAATTATAGACACCTTTTCGAAAGCATATAATTCTGTTGCAGGTGTTCCTGAAGATGCAGATTATGCTGATTATGGCATAGCCGCTGCTAAATCAACTTTATCGGTGCTGACAGCAAAAGATCTTGCCGAAATTGGAGATCAAATTGGTTACAAAAATCTTGGACTGGGATTAGTAAATATAGGAACAACGCCTTTTATGGCATCTAAAATGTTTTCAATAATATCTGGTAAACCAGCATACACCGCAGCTCAAGCAAATTACACCGACCCTGTAACTGGTTTAACTATAGGACAAACGCTGGACGAAGGTTTTATGACAGCTTCAACTCCTGGTTATGGTACTAATATTGATTTTTCGCTTGGCACGGCTGTACCAGGAGATACCTACTACAGTAACCCAGAATTAGCGACAAAAGCTCAAGGTATATTAAACGCAGGAATTTTTAAGACTGATGATTTAGGTAATGTTCAAGGATCACTAGGTTATAATTTAATGAACAGCCCTATAGCAGGTATGCTAGGTGTTGAACCTAGTTATGGTGGTGCTTATGTAAACCCACAAGTAGCCTTTAACCAAGGCTTTCAATATTCTGGAAACACATACGGAATGAACCCTCAACAATTTGGTATAGTCAAAGATAATTTAGCTAACCCCTATGAAGGGTATGGTGAGTATAACATGAGTCAAATTAACCAAATGGTTAGTAACATGCCTGGTCAACAAGGAAATAAATTTATGGATCAACAAATGGCAGAGGAAAGACAACAACAGCAAGACCAAATGGCAATGCAACAAGATCAACAATACCAAGCAGGTTTAACTGAAAGACAGTTTGATATCTATAATAGATTAATACAAGATGGTTATGGTACCGACTATGCTAAATTATATGTAGAGGGTATTAATTGAAAAAAGAAAAGAAAATCAGCAAGGTAATGCGTGAATATAAATCAGGCAAACTTAAATCTGGTAAATCAAATAAAAAAGTGGTAAATAAAAAGCAAGCCATCGCTATCGCATTAAGCGAAGCAGGTGTAAAACAGAAGAGGAGACGCAAATGATCGAATCAATAAAAGCAAAACTAATGCACTACTGGACAGACCACAAGTGGGTCACTATTGCAGTCGGTGTAGTAGTTGCAGTTCTAATACTAGCAATCATCACATAATCACATGATACTTGACGTTATCAAACTAGCAGTCGGCGCTGGCACCCACATAATGACAAATAGACAGAAGCGCAAAATGCTCGAGTCAGATGCAGCTATGTTGCATGCACAAAAAATGGCAAATGGAGAGGTCGAGTATCAACAAACTGTAAGACAATCAAACGACAAGGGATGGAAAGACGAGTTCGTTTTGATTTTAATTTCGCTCCCAATTTTATTGTTGATATGGAGTGTGTTTAGTGATGATCCAACAATACAAGAAAAGATAGATGTGTTCTTTGACAAGTTTGCAAATCTACCTTTCTGGTACCAGAGTCTATTTATCGGCGTGGTCGCCTCGATATACGGACTCAAAGGCGCAGATATATTTAAGAAAAAGTAATTTGACTTAATCATACATTGGGGGGAAAAATGGGGGATAACAATCCTAAGAATCCGCTTGACGTGTTCTGGGAGCAACTAGGAGATAAAGAAAAAAAATATGTCAGAAGTTACAGATCCGATAAACGTAATATACAAAATACAAAGGGAAATGAAAAATCAACTAGAGGCGCTAGTTCAAACCCTCGCAAACGGAGGAGTTGACAGTATGGAAGAATACAAATATATAATAGGTAAGATCCATGGGATCGATAATATAAATCAGGAACTCTCTAACCTGCTAGAACCAAAGGAGCCAGACAAAGATGACCCAAACAATGTCACACGCATTAGAAGCTAAATACGAAAAACAAGATAAAGAAGCTACAGAAAAACCTAGCCAAACAAATTTAGACAAATTACCCGACCCTACCGGTTGGCGTATACTTGTTATGCCTTTTCAAGTTAAAGAAGAAACAAAGGGTGGAATTATTATTCC